CCCGAACCAGATAATCGTGGAGCCGCCCGACTGGAGATTCAACCCGTGTCCGGCAGAAGCGGGGTGGATTAAGGCCACAGGCCATTTACCCTCGTTCCAGCTTGCGATACTTTCCGATGTATCTAAATTTGTAAATGGGATATGCCGGTCTTTCAGCCTTGCTGATATTCGCTCCAAATCGTGCTTGAACCAGTAGGCCACGAGAACGGGTTTGCCGTTCGCGGCTTCGATTAAATCCTCAAGGGCATCCAGTTTACGGTCATGGATGTAGTGGACTGAACCGTCGTCGCCATACACCGCACCATTCGCCATCTGGCAGAGCTTTCCTGACAGGGCGGCGGCATTGGCGGCAGTGACATCGCCGCCAGCCAGTTTTAACACCAAATCCTGCCGCAGTTGGTCATATCGCTCACGCTCTTTGTCTGATAGCTTCACAGGATACCCAGCGGTTACCAGTTCCGGCATGATCAAGTGGTCTGTAGATTTCATGGATATGGTAATGTCGGCGATTTTGGCATATATTTCTTTTTCAGCAAACGGCAGAGGCTTGTAGCTGAATATGACCTGACCGTTTCGTTTGTCGGGCGTAAAGTATGTGCTGCGATACTGCCCGATGAACCGTCCGAGCCGCTGGCCCATGTCGAGAAGCCGGTACTCAGCCCATAAATCCATCAAGCCGTTACTGCTCGGTGTTCCTGTCAGACCGATGATGCGTACTACTTTGGGGCGAACCTTCATCAATGACCTGAACCGCTTTGTCTGGTGGTTCTTGAAGCTGGATAGTTCATCAACCACCAAGGTGTCGAAATCGAAAGGGATGCCGCTGACCTCGATCAGCCACCCTACATTTTCGCGGTTGATGATGTAAATATCTGCTTTAGCCTGAAGCGCCGCTTTGCGCTCCGTCTCCGTGCCGACAGCAACGGATAACCGCAGATCGGAGAGATGCTCCCATTTATGAAGCTCATCCGGCCAGGTGTCACGGGCGACTCGAAGCGGGGCAATTACTAAGATCCTGTGGGCTTCAAAGCTGTCAAACAGCAGGTCGGCGATGGCGGTTAGTGTTAACACCGTCTTGCCTAACCCAAGCCCATATCGAGGAACACAGCTGCGACAGTGTTTTCCTTGATATATTCGGTCGCATATCGCTGGTAATCATGCGGTATGAACTTCATTCGGCACCACCTCCAATCTGCTCTAAAATTTCTCTAATTTGCGCTCCATCGTCCAAAACGTAGACCGTAAAACCCAACCGCCGAAGCATCCCATGTCGCGCTTCCTGCAAAGGTCGAGGTTTCTCCCCATACCGCTTCACTTCAACAAAGGCGATTTTGCCCCGCGGCAGGAGAATAAGGCGGTCGGGCATTCCATCAAAACCGGGACTTGTAAATTTAGGCGCGATACCACCCATTGCTTTGACTGCTTGGACGAGTTTCTGTTCTATGGTTTTCTCTCTCACGATAACCTCCAATTTCTCATTTGCCGATTGCCCGATTTTTCCTATAATTACTACGCGTGCGTTTCCCGTGTGCCTATTACCCTTATCCTTACCTATATAAATTAGTAGAATAAAATGGGCAATAAGGGAAAGAGCAACCGTAGAACACTGATTTAATAGGGGCTTGCGACTTTGCCGATTTTGGTTGCTGAAGCCCCAAAACGAGCAGACAGGCAATAAAAATGCTTCATTCCGTTCTAACGAACACTCTCTGAATGCCATAGATGGGCAAGGATTTTTTGCCGGTCTTATTTCCATCGAATAGAGACCAGCCGCCGATACGGTTCAAGATGCCTTGGATTTCGTAGGAATCAGCTTTCTTTATGGACTCGCGGGACTTACCGAAGCACTCGCACCATATCTCCATTACGCAGACTTGATTTCTGCGGACGCTTCCGCTCGTTCTTGTTGGGTCGTCAGGAGAACGGATGTATTCGATCCTGCGATAAATATCCATTGCGTCCCAGCTTTCAGGGAGCAGGGTTTCAAGGTAATCTAAAACCATGCCCTCGCGCTCGTCGTTTTCCATAGCGTTACGCTGTTCGGCAAACGCCGCCATAGCAACATCGCCTTTTAAGAACAATTCTTCGCCGCCTTGGTATTTTACGAAGGCTTCTGCCCAAATCTGATCTATGTCCGCAAGCTCCCAAGCGCGGTATTTACTCTCGCCGGATACCCAAACAGGCCAGAAGCGTCGGTTGCCCGTGATGTCCCGCAGAAATCCGCCGTCTGAATTGGTCGTACCCACGATAATACATTGGCGCGGGTGGCTCTCAACCGCCCGGCCATACGAAGGACGATACTTATCATCGGTGCGGGTGATAAACGATTTTACTGTCTCGACATCCATTTTCTTAATGCCCGCAAGCTCCCCGAGTTCAAGTATCCAGTAGCCCTGCAGCTTCTCCGGGGCGGTTTTATCTTTCATGTCAGATATTGAAAGGCTGTCGGAATACCATTGCTGTCCCAGTTTGGAGAAGAGTGTGGATTTTCCGATACCCTGCTTGCCATTGAGGACAAGGATGGAGTCATGCTTTGTGCCGGGGCTAATAATCCGAGCCACCGCTGCTACGAGGGTTTTGCGGGTGACGGCTCTGGTATAAGGCGAATCTTCCGCACCGAGGTAATCAATAAGCAGTGTGTCGATTCGAGGGATTCTATCCCATTCGGGTAAGCCTTCGAGGTATTCCCGAATCGGATGATAAGCACGGTCGTCGGCAACCTTAGCCAGCGCAAGTTCATAGTTTCGAGCCGAGAACGTGCCATAGCGTTTATCGACGAAAGCCACAAGCTGGGCTGTATCGACATCCCGCCAAGGCTTATGCGGACGTTCCCAGGGCAGTTCGTCACCGTATATCTGGTTAGCGAGGCGATTATGTCGGATACCCGTTAAGGTTTCATCGTTGTTCAGGATAAGGAGCAGGTTGCCGAGGGTATTGGAGAGGATACCGCTTTTCTCACGCTGAAGTTGGGATTTCCAATCAGCATCTTCATCAAAGTCACTTTCAGCCTTTGCAATGCGCTCCTCGGCGAGCAGTAGTTTTACATTTTCATCCTGTACTGCCAGTGCGCTCATCGCTTTAAAGCCTGCCTTTTCATCAAGGTCGGTGAACTTGTGGATGCGGACGAGGTCAAAGGCGTTTAACAGCCTGCCACAGGCGGGGTCGGTGGCGTGATGGGAATACGACCATTTGCTTTCATACAGCACCACGCCCGCCGAACTATCAGCGGGGATATAGTCATAACGACCGCTCATTGCCGACGCTTCGTATACATCGAATAGAAATGTTGCAATTACATCTTCAATCGAATAAGCGCGGCAGAAAGCGCCGACCACGCCATCTTTTTCGAACGGATCTTGCTGTTGCCGGATGTTGCGCTGTATCACTTCGGACTGGCGGCTTGATGTAGGCCAGAGTGAGCAGTCGTGCCAATCAGAGAGCTGGGAGAGATATGCGTCTGGATCGAGGATAGCGCCATCGATTTCTTTAAAAATGTATTCACCGTCGGAAGGTGTGGACGGCCAGTACATCAAACGCTCCGGTTCATAGGTGCTGTCATCAAAAAAGTCCATGCCGATGACTTCAGCTACCAATCGGGAAACGGCAGCGTATTCGTCCGGCGAAACCTCGCGGGCAAGTGGGATAACCATACGAAGCCGGGGTTCTTCGGGTGTATGGCTGTGGGTAGAATAGATCACGCACTTGTGAGGAAACAACATCTCCACCGTGTCAATAAAATTACTACCGGCGTGGTCGGCATCAAGGGTTATCCCCGAGCGGCTTTCTACCGTATCTTTTTTACGTCTGCCACCCTTGAGATGGCCGAGGACATAGCCACCTACATCTTTTGCGGCATCGCGACGGTCTTTGGTGAATCTCTTGTATTCTGCGACAGTTTCAGTTGTACGGCGAGTGACTTTGAATCGCTCGCACAATCCATCAAATGTGGTCTTTTTATTGATCCACCGTTTTGAAAGACGGCTGTCGCCATATGCGATTTTAAGCTCCATATTCCAGCACCTCACATTTGTGGTTGTAGTACTTGATAGGTATACCGCGCTTTTTTGCCTTAGCGATCTCGCGGGACATACCCTCGGAAGGTTTGCCGAAAACCCATAGCTCATCGCATTTGCCAAGCAGGACCAGGGCAAATAACATCCCCAATTCGCGCTGCTCTCTGTCATCATCATCCATGAACTGCGGGTAGTGGAGGTGGGGAGCAATCGGGATGCACCCCTTGGAAACAGCAAAGCGGCAGTATCCTCTTGCCCGTTCGATATTTCTTTCCGTGTCTCCTGCGAAAGGTGAAGCGAGGTAAACAAGCGGGCGATAAGTTTTCTTCGGGGCTTCCGATTTGGTAACCGCCGTCAATGCTTCATAGGCGGTCGGGTCGGGATAACCCTCGCTATTGTACTTGTCCATCGGGCACCTCCCCTTGGTAATACTGCTCAATAAGCGAACGCAGCCAGTCGATTTCTTCATCAAGGCGGGCGTTTACCGATTCGTACATAGCGTTCTCAGCTTCAAGCGCAGCAAGCTGTTTTGACTGTTCTGCGCTTTTGTCCGCGCTGATAAACAGGAGTGAGAAGAAGCATGTCAGCCCGATCCACATCAACACCCACGGGAGCGCTGACCATATTGCCTTCCCAACCTTCTTCAGAGCCGTCTTGATAGCTTGCTTCTTCTCAATATTCATTTTCGTTTACCCCTTTCCCAAGGAACAGATTGATGAAATATTGCTGCCCCTTGCCTGTAACCTTGGTTGTTTTACTGATGGTGACATGACCGTCTGAATGAGTGATGGCGGTTTCCTTGACCCGGAAAAGCCCCAGCTCCATCGCCTTTTGGGTTGGTGCGTTATAATCTGTTCCTTTGCGCTTGATAAGGTAGCCGTCCCGACGCAGCTTTTCAAACAGACGGTTCTGGCCGATTTCGATACCGTTGCCTTTGAGGATTTTCGCCAACTCACCAATAAGGATGGTGCCCTCGGAGACAGACACCGCATCGGCGAAGATAACCTTTGGTTTATTCTCGGTGGCTTCCAGTAGTAGCCGTTCCTTGGCAGCGCGCTCTTCCTTAAGGGCGGTCAGCACTTTTATCCATGAGTCGGGATCGTTCATCAACTCTTCTAATTTGGCGGGAGTGACATACGCACCGTGCTTGCGGATGGTGGGAAGCACTTCATGGGTGACCCAGCGTTTGAACTTCTTGGCTTCGGGCTTGCGGGATAACAGAATAATGCTGTAAAGCCCGCTTTCAGTAACTGCGATCATTTCCTGTCGGCCACCAAGGGTGTCCACTAATACCGGCTCCCTTTCATCGTCGTCTAATCGTGCTGCTGCGTCGCGATATTTCTCAATCCCGAGAATGCCGCACACATCCTTAAGTACCCAGAGAATTTCGCTACCCTTTTGAACAGTCCTGACTTTGTTCCCTTCATAGGAGAACACTTGTAATCCGTACATATTGAACCTCCTGAAAAGTTATTTTCGAGAGGCAACAACCCCTCTACTGCCTACAGACAGGAGGGGTTGTTTTGCGTACCAGCATTTAATCTTTTTTATAAAATGAGCAATCGAACCCATCGGCAATGAGTAAAAGTCCCTCAGCCCAAGGCGGCGTCCGGCTCATTTGCTGACATAAAATTTCGGCAGACATCGCTGGACCGGCTTCGATGACGACTTCGTCGTGAATGTGCATAACGATGGAGCAATGACGGAGCGTCTGCATGGCGAAGGATAAAATATCCCGGCTGATCGCCTGCACAATATTTTCCACGAACTTGGGACCGTAGCTTTCAATACGTTCCCATTTCTTTGTGCCACCGACGCCTTCATAGGTCACACAGTCTGAGCCGAATTGGTTTGTTCCGATACGTGGCTTGACGTAGGAAAGCCGTCTGCCGGAGGGAAGCGTGATAAACAGCATCCCGCTTTGATAGCCGAAGTGAATGCCGTGAGTTTCGGTCATCGTCCTGTCCCTGACTGCTTTCATAGCCGCGCGGTCGACATCCCACCAAAAACTCACGATATTTGGGTTCGCCGACCGCCATGCTGAAACGAGTGGACGGAGTTCCTCTTCAGATAAACCCATCTCCAAGGCACCCATTGCTTTGAGTGCGCCGACCGAGCCACCGTAGCCGAGGGCGAGTTCGGCAATCTTTCCTTTTTGCCTGAGCGTGCTGCCCTTGGTGACTTCCTCGATCGGAACATGGAACATCTGGCTTGCTGAAGCTTCGTAAATCTTGCCGTGGGTGGCAAATACATCGTTTCGCCACCGCTCTTCGGCAAGCCAAGCGATGACGCGGGCTTCAATCGCCGAAAAGTCTGCGACAATTAGTTTGTAACCATCCTTCGGCACGAACGCTGTGCGGATCAACTGGGAGAGAACATCAGGAATGTTGTCATAGAGCAGATCCAAAGCAGCGAAGTCGCCATCATGAACAAGCCATCGCGCATCTTCAAGGTCAGACAGATGATTTTGCGGCAGATTTTGCATTTGAATGAGCCGCCCGGCCCATCTGCCGGTTCTGTTAGCGCCGTAAAACTGAAACATTCCACGGGCGCGACCGTCAGCACAGACGGCGTTTTCCATCGTCTGATATTTCTTGATCGAGGATTTCGCTAATTGCTGTCGGAGCGACAGGACTTTTCCAAGTGGCTCAGGTGCATCCTTAAGCAGCTCCGTTACCACTCTTTTTCCGAGAGAATCAGTTTCCATACCGTTATCAGCGAGCCACTGTTTCATTTGTTGTACTGAATTTGGATTATCCAGATCAGTTAGTTCCTTCATTAATCGGGTCAACTCGGTACGGGAGCGGGCATCTGCTCTGATGGCATTGCGGACGAGCGCCATATCCAAAGCTACGCCACGATCGTTAATCTCTTGGTCATGGGCGTATTCTGCCCATACAGTATCAGGCACGGGAAACTTGGCAAGCCGCTCGTGGATAGAGAGTTCCGTCTCAACGTCGCGGCGATTGTATGCTTTGAATGCTTCCCATTTGTCGGGGGCATGTTCGGGTCGGTTACGAATCCGCTGACCGTTTGTGGCGGTGGGTTTACAGGGTGAGCAGAAATATCTGATGAGATCCTTGCCCTCGGTCAACTTTTGCTTCTGCAATCCTAAGACCGCTCCCGCACCTTCGAGGGAGAGGGGCAAACCCATGTAGGCTGACCAGACCATCGCACACCGCCACGATGAGGGGTTCAGGTATTTCGCCTTGCCGAGCATTTCAGAAGAGTGGTGGTTGTCGGCGAAGGGGTCAAGACTGATGTCCATATCCGAAATGTATCGAGAGAGACAGACCCTCTCAAAATTGGCGTTGAACGCCCATTTTTGAACATTGTCGTCTGTTAGAGCGTTGAGGATTTCCGGCGGTAGATGTTCGCCCGTCGCAAAGTCGATGACCTGAACCTCGCCGCCATCTATGGAATAAGCGAACAGGAGAATCTCGAAGTCAGGCGACTCGGCGTACTTGTACACGCCGCATTTGGAAAGATCGTAGCCGCTATAGGTTTCAATATCTATAGATAATGTTTTCATAAGACCTCCATAATCGAAAAAGGCGGCAAGTTGCCCTGCCGCCCTCCGTAGTTGGTGTAATGTGTTTATCCGAGGAAATCCTCGTCGTCGTAGGTGGCAAAATCATCCTCTGCACGGGATTTACCGCCGAGGGGTTCGCCGTCGCGAATTTTCTGCAGGTTGTTCAGGCCACAGGCAATGCCTTTATTGCCGTTACTGTTGAAAGCGTAGAAATTGATGCTCGCTCTGCCATATACACCGCTGTAAACTTCAGAGCGGTTTATAATTTCCTGACGGTCTGCATCCACCACGCCCGGTGCGGTCGCACTGTTGGCGTTGATAAAATAGGCATTGTTGTAAGCGGGATCATCGGGTCTTTCGGTGTCGCCATCACGGAGCGGGGTCTTGAGGGCGGCAAGTGGCGGTACGGTTTTGCCGTTGCCTTTTAGTTTCGCCTCACCTTCGCGGTAAGCCGCTTCAATCGCTGCCTTGATTTTGGCGATGGTCTTGGTATCTGATTTGGGGATAATGAGTGATACCGAGAACTTCGGCGTGCCGCCGTTGATAGATTTCGCTTCCCACACATTAGCGTAAGACCAGCGGGTATCGGGTCCTGTTATGACCTTCATAGGGTTTTGAGCCTGTGCGTTTACATTGTTTGTCGTGTTAGCCATTGGAATTCTCCTCCTCATAATCATAAAAATCGTGTTTTGCTGTATGGATTGCCGGACGTTTGTCTCCCTCCGGTACGAGCGTTGGTTTGCCTTGGGGTTTCTCGATCAGACCGCTGAGCAATTCGGAGAACCTTACCTTGCCGAGAGCCTTTTCCATTGCGGTGATGCCCATCACCTTGTGTTCATACGGATCGTAGCCTGCCGCGCTGACGGCATCAGCGACTGCCTCATCGTTTGTGTATCTGCGGTTAGAACGTCCTTCAACCAGTTTCCAACCTGACCAGTGCTTGCCGCTGAGTGCACTCTGAAGAGCGTAGTCCTTGATGTCCGAAGCCCACGAAACAAGATCGTCTATCTTGCCAAGAATGGATTCGATTTCATCATCCTCTAAAAGGGGCGGCAGCTTGAATTCATATTTTGCAAGTTCGAGGTTCTGCTCTGCCCGTTTGCGGCAGTCATGCTTCGCCTTGCAGAACTGGCACCAATCGCCGCACCGGAATTCGCCCTCACCGTTGTAGGCAAGTTCTGCGATAGGTTTTAAGGTTTCTGCAGCCCACTGATAAAGTGATTCCTTGAAAACCGTGTGGATACTGATGTTTTCCCGCCTTGGCTGGTAAATGGTCATGCTGACTGTGTCGATATCGTAGATGCCGTCGAACAACTCCAGAGCACCTAATGTGTATAGTTTTAACTGCGGCGAATCGGCCTCCACCAGTATCCCTTGCCCATGTTTATAGTCAATTACATTGAGCGTGCCGTCAGCGATGATCACGCAGTCGCCGGTACCGAAGCCACCCTCGACATACTTAGAAAAATCGAGACGTTGTTCAATCAGCACCACAGGGTCGGCGCAATTCTGCTTTGCCGTTTCCACCAGTTCCATGATGTAGGCGGCGTATCCGTTGGCGCATTCCTCCATTTCTTCGGAGTAATAGGTCAGCCTGGTGGTTGGGTCTTTTGTGCGGATGCCGAGTGCCGTTTTTAACTTGTACTCACAAAGGGTGTGTGCCTCCGTGCCTTCGGCGGCATAACTGCTGCCTTTGTCCTCGTACTTCTCACCAAGCCTGGCCGAAGGGGGGCAGTTCAGCCATCGGTGGCTTGAAGAAGCAGAGAGAAGTGCATGTTTACCCATTGCCCAGTACCTCCGCTTCTGCAAGCAGGGCAGCGTACTTTTGGGGGTCGATCTCTGATAGCTTCGCAGCGCCATGCTTTTCGAGCAGCTCTCGAATTTTAGCGGTGTGACCGTTACGGGATTTTTCCGCAAGCACTGCTCTGACATCTTCCAGCGTTAGAGGTATTGATTCTGGCTGTACCGATGTTCTGGGTTGGCTGCCGCTGAAAAGTGCAGTCAAACTACCAGCTACTGTGTTCAGGGACTGTGCAGCACTACGAAGTTCGCCGACACAGAGGTCGAGTTCACTCATCTTGCTCATCTGGTGCACCCCCTTCCCTGGTGGATTCTTTTTGCTTTTGAAGTGCGATCAGCTTCTTGGCAAGACGTTTAGACACGACGCTTATTGCCGTGAGGATGCCTGCAAGTTCTTCGTCCAGCTCGGCATCACGCATTTCCGCATTCCTTTCAGTTGCTTCTGTTTGCATTTTCTTACCTCCGTTTCCGAGAAGCATTGCCGCCCCTCTACCGTCTACAGACAGAAGAGGGGCGGTTGCGTACCACGGAGAGTGGTTACTCGAAAAACTTCTTCAGGGCTTCGTCATTTCGCAGGATGTCAAGGATACGGCGTACATGAACGGTAATGCTCCGCGATGATTTAAAATCGTACTTGGGCGCTAATTCACGCACGGTTTTTTCAAGGATAATGCGGTCTGTTATAAGCTCACGGTCTTTTTGAGTGAGCGTAGCAAGTGCGGCATAGAGAGTGTCTAATACAGCCTTTTGTTCTAAAAATTCTGTGATATCAGTGGGATCGGCAGGTTCGTAAAATGTATCCGAGCCGTCAGAATTGCTACCCAATGGCTTATCAAGTTCAACTGTGCGGCTCGTGCGGGACTTACAAGTCTCACATTTCTGATCACATTTGTTTGTGCCTTTCCATACGCATTGGAATTTCCGCTCTTGATATTTTTGTTCCCGCCATATAGAGCGCATATTCTCCCGTGCGAGGTCTTCACCCATCTGGTTACGGGGCAGACGGACAACAAGGCCGGATTCTTCATCGACATACCAGCGTTGTGGGAATGAGTTTTCGGGTTCTTCGGAACGGGCAAGACACTCCGCTCGTGTTGCTTTGAATTCCTGTGCTCCATCCTCCGATAGGATGTAGTAGGCCATCGGTTCACCGGATTTCGTGCGGTGTGGAATGGGGGTGGGTTTGAAAGACTTGTTTTGGCTTTGATTTGCTTGGTTTTTCATCAGATTTCCTCCTGTGATTTGAATTGCGTGAGCAATCGCAGGGAGGAAATATGGAAGTTTTGATCAGAATCAAACTTGCATCATTGTTATTCGAGTTGTCGTGTGATATAATGATTTAGTGGGGTTTGATGGGAGTTGCTTCGTCCGCCAATTTCGCTATATCCACAACCACAAGAGAAACAAAAAGCCCCTGCGATTTCTCACAGGAGCGACATGACAGCTTGTCCCTGCGAATCTCACAAGAACAATCCAAAAGTGCGTAAAGTTGACCGTCAAAAGCCGATAGAGTTTATAGAGTAGATAGAGTTACCAAGTTTCTATGGAGGCGAAAGGATGTCAATAATTGATTTTCCGCGATTATGCGGAGGTACAGTTTTTATATTGCTGTTAGCCGCAAGAGGACAGCGAACCGCGAAGCGAGATAATGCTAACGGGAAAACCGACGGATTGTCACAGCCGGAACTACTTATCGAACTTGTTAGAATAATTAAGCCATCATTTAATCCGCCTGCAAAAACCTCTACTTTAAAAAAGAATGTTGGAGGATACAGAAAGTGCGAAGATAACGGAGGTACATATTTTGCTACCGTTTTTGAGTCGTCAGACGCTGATGCTTTTAATTTGCGTATAAAAAGCGAATACCATAATGTAGTGTCAGCCATGTCGGAGCTGATACAACGGTTTGTCAGTGATGATAAAGTTGAGTGGCTTTTTAAGGCGTTTCTCGAAGTTATCGAAAAAGACACAAGTATTGATAAAGACTTCATAATCGAAGGAAAACAAATGTCTAAAAGTGAAGTGTTGCATATTGACAATGTGTCGCTGGCATCTTTTGCTCTCGGGGTATGGCATTATGTCGTAATGAATGTCAAGGATAATACCGTGGGACAAGCCACCTTTAACAGTTGGCACACAAAAAAAGGCGACACAAACAGCGAGTGGGTTTTTGATAGTGATATCGGAAATGAAATAAAACGGACAATAACGATTATTCCGTTTTCGGATGAATCCTCCGATACGGCAACGGGTGGTTATGATTTCATTGATGAAACCGAAGCTAAAGCAGAGGGTGAGCCTCATGTATTTGAAGAAACCGCAGAGAAATCAACGTCAACAACACAACAAGTGATAGTCAATGGGAATGTTTTCAACGCTAAAAACCAGTTTTTCGGAAATGTTGAAAATGTATTTGACAGTTAGGGGGATGCTATGAATAATACATTATCAAAATTGCAAAACCCTAACGAGCAAACTGTTGTGGCGCAGACCGCTTACAACGCTCCGAACGGCAACCAGTTCTTTGGCAGTGTCAGCGCAGTTAATAGTACCGCCATATTTGTAAATGGAGTAAACGGTCAGCAACAAATTCAACTGAGCACAGATTACTGCAATCTATTTATTATTAAGGATGAGGCTTTTGCGGGGCAAACCGGCTCGTTTCTTGTACCGAGAGAGCGGGCGCAGCATTTCATAAAGTTAAGCGATACGGCAAAAGCTGATATATTGACATTCCCTTCTTTGTTTATGGATACAAATAAGGGCTACAGACGATGTGCAAACGCAAGCCAACAGTTTTTTTACGGTCTTGTCACGAACTTTCATGAGCAAGGAAAGTGCTATAAAGTGTCTTTTCAAAAACTATCAGTCCAGCCTTTATTGCAAAGCCAGCTAAATGAAAATGCGGTCAGGCTTGGGATCAACACCAATGACGGCAGGGATGTTTTAGACGAAACAGCATGGTTAATTAAACAGATGGATTTGAGGAGAGCTTTGATGAGTGTGGGCATTTATCTTTAACAGTTATGAATACTAACCATGAACACTATTTCCTAAGCAAGTATGAATGGAGGATTCCAATGAGCAACGAAGTTGACAATACAGTTCCTGAAAAATGGGTAAACCTTGAAGATGTAGCAACGCATTTGAGTGTGAGCCCCGATACAATTCGTGCATGGATACGAAAAGGTACTATTCCTTTCAGCCGTGCCGGAAAGCAGTACAAATTTAAACTTTCCGAAGTCGATGAATGGGTACGCGAAGGAAAGATTTCAGAATAAAATACAAGAGTCTAAGGAGTTAAACAATATGGCTAAGAAAGCAACAACGACCGAGCAATCGCTCGAATCTATAATGTGGAATTGCCGCAACGCCCTACGCGGGACGGTTGGCGGCAATGATAAGAACCGCGATGCCGTTATGGGCTTGGTGTTCTTAAAATTTGCGGGTGATAAGTTCGATAAGCGCCGTAAGGAAATCACCGAACAATACGGCGAAGTTCCGGCGTTTTTAGAGAAGAAGTCCTTTTATCTATCCGAAAATGTGTTTTACTTGAACGAGACTTCTCGTTGGAGTCACATCGTCACGAACGCAAGCGCAGACGACATTGCTGTTATCATCGACAAAGCGATGAAGGATATAGAGGACGGAAATCCGCCTTTGAAAGGCACTCTGCCGCAAAACTTCTACGCCACCCTCGGCACACGTCCCGAACAAGTAAAAATGCTTATCGACGAGGTCAACAAAATCGATGAGAAGCGTTTTCATGACCGCGATTTAATCGGACGGGTGTATGAATATTTCTTGCAGGTCTTTGCCATCGACTCCGGCACGAGCAACGAAAAAGGCGAATACTATACTCCCTCGAGCATCGTTCAGCTCATTGCCGAACTCATCGAGCCATATGAAGGTGTTGTGTACGATCCCTGCTGCGGTTCTGCTGGGATGTTTGTTTCTTCTATAAAATTTGTGGAGCGGCATAACGGTAACCGCTCAAAAATATCCATTGTCGGGCAGGAGCGTATTCCCGACACTTGGCGGCTTGCCAAAATGAACCTCGCCATTCGCGGCATCGCTCATAATCTTGGCGAACGCAATGAATCCACCTTTGCCGAGGATTTGCATAAGGACAAAAAAGTTGATTTCATCATGGCGAATCCTCCGTTTAATTTGAAATTGAATGCCCAGGGCGTGACACAGGACAAGCTGAACGGCGATCCGCGCTGGGACGGCTACACAACTCCACCCGTTTCCAATGCTAACTATGCGTGGATTTTACATATGCTCTCGAAACTGGATGTAACAAACGGCATCGCTGGTTTCCTTCTTGCTAACGGAGCATTGAACGCCGATGGCGTGGAGGGTGACATCCGCCGTGAATTGATCGAGAACGACAAAGTAGAAGCGATAATCGTTCTGCCCCGTGAGATGTTCTATTCCACGGATATTTCAGTTACGCTTTGGATTTTGAACAACAACAAAAAAGCCCGCTCATTGAACGGGCGACAGCTTCGTAACAGGCAAGATGAGGTTCTTTTTGTTGACCTACGCCGTTGGAATGAAAATATATACGAAAAGAAATATATTCAATTTTCCGATGAACAGATTGACGCTATTAAAAAGATATACACCGACTGGCAAACAAACGAGAACTTTGAAGCGGTACCGGAACTCTGTTGTTCGGCGACCAAAGCTGAAATCGCAGCGCAAAGATATTCTCTTGCACCGAGTAAATACATCGAGTTCATTGACCATGACTTGGAAATCGACTACGCTTCCGAAATGGCACGAATTCAAGGCGAGATGCGCGAGGTATTAAAAGCTGAGAAGGAATCACAAGCGATGCTTGAAGAAGCATTTAGGGGGATCGGATATGGGATTGACTAAACTCGGTACTCACCTTGAACTCTCTGACCGCCGAAATACTGATAGGGCCTTGGGTGAAGACTATGTTCGAGGAGTATCCAACAATAAACAGTTCATGCCAACAAAAGCAGACGTCAAAGGAACAGAACTGAGCCGGTTCTTTATAGTTGCACCGGGGGAATTTGTTTATAATAGCCGAACAACGCGAATGGGAGACAAGGTCGGCCTCGGTTTTAACGATAGTAACGAGACGTTTTTGACGAGTTGGAACAACACAGCGTTTCGTGTAAAAGCGACATCGGCATCGACCTCACTCCTACCGTCATACCTTTTTATGTTTTTCAACCGTCCTGAGTTTGATCGCTATGCACGGTATAATTCGTGGGGTAGTTCAACAGAACTGTTTTCTTGGGATGAAATGTGTGATATTTCTATAGATCTGCCGCCATTGCCGGTGCAAGAAAAAGTTGTTGCTGTCTACAATGCCATGCTTGCCAACCAACGTGCCTATGAAAGCGGTCTGGAGGATTTGAAGCTGACCTGCGATGCCTATGTTGAGCGGCTTCGGAGGGAATTGCCGCATACCGCAATTGGGGAGTATATACAACAAAGTGATGAAAGAAACAGCAGGGGGATTACTGTCGAATCGGTCAGAGGCCTCGCTGTTAGCAAAGCAATGATTGATACGAAAGCAAATATGGACGGTGTAAGCCTAAAAAATTATAAAGTCGTGCCACCTAAACACATCGCATATGTTCCTGACACTTCACGGCGCGGGGATAAAATTTCGCTTGGTTTTAACGGTACTGATGAAACTTATCTCGTATCATCCATTTCCACAGTTTTCGTTACAGACTCTGAACAATTGTTGCCGGAATATTTGATGCTATTCTTCACCCGCTCCGAATTTGACCGATATGCGCGCTTCCATTCATGGGGCAGCGCAAGAGAAGCGTTTAGCTGGGATGATATGCGGGAAGTGAAAATTCCCATCCCCGATATAACTGTTCAACAATCCATCGTTAATATCTACAATGCCTACCTCACACGACGTGAAATAAACGAAAAAATGAAAGTGCAGATAAAAGATATCTGCCCGATACTGATAAAAGGTTCGCTCGAAGTAGCGAGTGCATAG